GGTTTTTCAGAATAGTAACGTAATAGCATAGATACCAATAAATTATAACGTTCTACAGGTGTGGATTCTGGCATCAACAAGAATTTACTAGTGATAGCAACATAACAATCTAAATCAACTTGAATATCATTTAAGAATTGTGCTAAATGTTCTTCAAAATGTTTCAGATGATAAAAACCTGTGTTGTATGCAGGTATACTGCCCATAGGGTCCGTTACGTTAATTATGCTATAAAGTACAGTGTACTCATCACTTGTTTCTTTCAAAAACCATGGTTGGGATTGGTTTTGATCGATGCTCTTTTCTGTTGTGCTTGCTCTTGGGTTTGTTAGTTTGGTTGAGCTGTAATGCTGCAACTTGTTGTTGCAGCTTTGCGATGGTTTGCTTGTCGTTGTTGTTAGAAATGGGTTTAGTTGCTGCTCTTTCCCGCTTGCTGGTAGTGGGCACCACGACAGCTCTCTCAGCTTTTGGCTTCTTTTTGGTGATAAGTTCTTTAACGAAATTGAGAGCGTGAGGCAGTGCCGTTGCAAGAAAGGGCAAAAAAGCACCCATCGCATTATACTTTGATGGCATACCATCTGGCATTTCATAGAATGTATCCATCAAAGCCTGCATTTCTGACAATGATGGCTTTGGTGACATACGTGCGAGACCATTCCAAGGGCCGTTCCATACTGGTTGCGCTTCAAGACCATAGTAGTTTTTAATTGCAATAGGTGAAACGGCTGCGATGTTACTGGTGTTCGGTGTAATCGGATTGGGGCTAATGCCTTGCATTCTAATAATTTGCCAGGTCATGTCTGAAGACCATAAAGTATCCCGCATGATCGGTCCAGAGGCTTCACCATCTGAAATTGGATCAGACATTTGTGTCAGGTGGTTTGTTCCATCCTGACCAATAGTAAAGCACCAGCACTCGTACAATCCTTTGGTTGTCGGGTCGGAATTGGACCCGGACATCCATTTAGGTGATAATGTATTTACACGGCTGACGACAAATGCACCATTAACAAATTTATCCTGATAAGATCGCATAGAGTTTTGGGCGATCTGTGATGGTGTTGGAACAAGTGATATAGTATCGCTTTCGTATCCAATTTTACCAAAATTAATAATCTGGAGATAATTGTTGGGATCCAGTTTCAGACCGCGTGATCTAATTTTGCGTGTCTTAAACCAGTTCTCTATTATTGCATGGTGAAAATCACTATGAGTATCGTCAGCGGTGAATAAATCATCACCTTTTCGAGTGTACAAATGGTCCAATGCCAAGGTAAATAATTTGGGTTCTTCGTAAGAGAACGTGGCCAATGAACCCGAGAACAAAATGTTGGGGTTGAATTGTTGAGCCGAAATTATACCTTGGTTGTTAAATGCTGTAACATTGGGGTACAGAGTGATAGATTTATAACAAGGTCGATACAAGTTAACTGTATTAGACCAAATCGTAAAATCAAAATTCTCCTGTATACCAACATTACCAACATCTTGGGTATAAACAGTTGGTGAGCCAGTACCGCTATTAACTTGATAACAGCAACCAAACCACTTGATGCGAGCGCCAGTAGGTACGATTATAGAATAATCGGAGTGCTTCTCCCACGTATTTGTCGCATACTTGCCTGTTGAAAAATCAAAGGTCACTGGTTGCTTCAATACGTCGATGTTGCGCATATTGTAAACAACCTGTGTCCTAGCATCTTGTGTTGGTAATCCCTGAAATTCAGGGACAGTAGTAGGTGGATGCGTGACCTTACATACAAAAGCCTGCGATGGCGTTAAAGCTTTTCCATGTGTTTGCTCAGGCATAGATGTGGCATCTGACATGGGGTCAAAGTTCATGCTATTGTCTACTAGTTCTGAAGCTGTATTCATTTTGTTGTTGTTGTTGTAATAGAATAATCGGAGTGATAATATGCTGTGATATATTATTTAATTAGAAAAAGGAGGACTCACTTACTCTGATAATTATCAGAGTAGGTGAGTCTGTTTTCAACCTGAATAAATTCAGCATCCTTGTAATCGGTATTGCTCAATTGTATCAGGTATTGGTATAATAAACCCACCTGTTCCTCATTAATTGCAACTCCTTTATCCCGATAATGAATACATGCACAATCAATGCCAATCTTGTATTTGTCAGCAGTGTTAACCATACTTAGCACTTCTTTCAGGTTGACACGCGACTCTTCCCAAGATTCTTCGTTCTCGTAGACTTTACTGACCGCTTTGACTGATCTTCGTACCACGTCGGGGAAGAAACCATAGGGTGTTACAAAGTTAGCAATGAATTCGGACACTTTCTCATAGCTGATCTTCAACTTATACCCATGTTCCACATATATTGCGGTTTTCCTTCCCTGCACAACGGTCAGTTTTTTAGCACGTATGTGTGAGTCATCTCCTTTAAACGCAGCATAAAGCATCTCTTGGAACCGGTATGCGTAACCCAGCACTGACATGTTCAGTATGGTATTTCCAGTGATTGTTAACGGTTGTCCTGAATGTTGCATATAAAGACCGTTCAACATAGAAATACCTTCACTGCATTGGTACAAATTACACCACTCAGTGCGCATTTTCGCATAAAAATCAATGATCTTGTGGTTTACTCCCAACAGACCAAATAATTCCAATTCCAACTCCAGCATGCTTTTTGTGTGTGAAGTGTCCATTTCACTGAAATCACAATTCACGTTTGTGTATTTTTCGCTTGTGTACTGGTCTTTGTACTGTGCGAAAAATGTCGATAACTCAGCATCACTTTTATTGAACGCCAGTAGGACATTTGGTTTAGCACATTTAAACACACACTCAGTTAAATAACGTGAGTAAGCGCAAAAAAACAAGTTCAACACTTTACTCCAGGCGCTAACACCTTGGCCTGCTTTACCAGTTGTTTCTTTTAATCCGGTAGGGTCGTGTTTATCCTGTTTTTTCATGGTGAAAGTAATCATACGTTCCCTTAGACTCATTAGGTCAACATCAAACATGTCAACTGTGTTCTTGCGATTCACTATAGAACCAATTCTTGTAGCCAGTGTTTCAAGTTGGGACATTGGCATTAGCTCCAGATTTTCATCGCTTTCGTCTAAAACGTAGTAATCCACCATGGCATTCTCCTCATACACCAGATCACCTATAGCAGTGCGTTTACGAACAGTACCGGGTAAGTTTAATACACGTCCGATATCAGTCGAGGCTGGTTTAATCTTCTTTTGCAGTTCAATGATGTAGTTCACGAAATGTTTAGTTAAATTATCATTGTCCAGTTTAAGAGTTTTAAACTTTGCCATATCAATAAACTTAGCCAAACCACCTTGTAATTTCTCATAGTGATCTGGTGCTCTGCTGGCGCGTGTGGTAGCATACCGCGCGATCTGTGTGTTCAGTGTGCCAAAACTGTCCTTGCTATAATACGGTAAAACAAAACGTTGATCTGAAAGCTTACCACCCGAAATGCTAACATCTGTTGGATGTAGTATGCCATCGGAGATCTTCATTTTGGTACCGTCAATTTGTTTAAGTTTCAAAGGTTCAATGCGAATGTCCGCACTATGTGTGAAGTTCTTCTTAACGTTTAAGTTCATGAGAACATCAATAACGGATTCTTTGTTGGTGATAATGTTGGTGCTGTAACCTCTCCAAGTTCTCTTTACATCTTCAACAATGATCTGTGGTTCTGTAACTAAAGGTATGCAAGCCTGCTCTATGATCTCATCAATAGGAGCACCTTGGACAGTTAAAAGCACTTGTAACTCAGGTGAACTTTTACCATAAACCAACAATTCGTCCTTGTGCCGTGAAGCACCCACATAAACCTGACGTATCGCAACTGTTTTGTCGATCGTTTGGACTTTACAGTAATCATCCAAGTATAATAACACTTTGCTAAATGTCATACCTTGTGATTCATTGACCGTCATACTTTTGTAACCTAAACTAGCCAGGTAACTTTTGCCGTCTTGAGTGAAGGCTAAAGCCACATCAACAGCATGATTGCTCAAATCTTTTATTGCTTTATAGGAGTCGACCACCTTTGACGATGTGCATGCGTTTGGGATGTAAGTTTGCAACATTCGCGTTACATCTTGCGGCAGTCTGTGTGTTTCCGTCACATAATTGGTTAGTTCAAACTGTAATTTAGTGTGGTCCTTACAGTATGGCCCAATCTGCTTAGAATCTCCCATAAGATGAATGTATTTGATACGACCATTAAGATGCATGGCGTAATAATACGCGATGGCTGATGGTTGCATCGCGAAGCATTCATCAATATAAAGATGTCTCACTTTAACACTAGGATTACGATGTAGGTATTGAATCAATACGATGTAGGTGTAGATTCCCTGCTTCGTCAGTGATCCTTCTGGCATTAAATTATCTGATTGTGCCCGAATGGGACTAACAATCATATCCGTACCAACTTTGTAAACATTCACGACACGCTGTGTTTTGCGTGATCCACCGATTCCATTTAAGCATGATAATGTGAAATCCTCGGGTTTTGAATACTTACGTAATTGATTTTTTGTGATAAAGTCATTGAAAGATTCTTCATCAACGGTGAATTTAACGCTGGTGTTAAAGTGTTTTGCAATCATGCGTTCCTGAGCGGTAATGTCATCCTTCGCTTGCTCAATAATATCTGATCTGGCGATGACGTGGTCACAGTTGTTAATTTTATCCACATCTACATCTTTGACGCTTTCGCTTGGTTTCAAATTCTTAAGGTAACCACTGAGGTAATAATACAATTCACCTGATTGTATCAATGAGTGGTCCATTTTATACACACGCTTGAATTTGAAATTGTCAAATGGAAATTCCAGACCCCCAACCTTGTACGGATCACTTTTTATGAACAAGTGATTGGTTGGTGCTAATTTATTAAGCAGTTCCGTCAACAAATGAAACTCATGCAAAAATAAATCCACTACTATGATATCATCCTCTTTGATGTCCACTTCGTCTAAATGATCATAGTTACGGTGTTCGTTAGTGAATTTTTGCAATGTACTTGCTGGGCATTTGAGTTTATTGTTAATGGTGTAAGGAAAATACCGCTTCCCCTGTCCTAATTGTACAAATATGGTACCGAGATGTCCGGGAGCTGCAGTGAGATCTACAACCCGAGTGTCGGCACCACCAATAGTGTTTATGATGTCATACAATTCGCGCATCTTTAACACCATATGGTTGCCAGTCTTCTCTCTTAATAGATATATGGTATCCATAGTTTGTAAATTAGTGTGAAGGAGCCGGTTTGTGGTGGACACGATGGTTTTGTATCCACCAACATATTTGGTATAATACCAATGTTGGGCTCCGTCATGACAAATTTTTAAGTTGATATCACCATCTTTAACACGAAACGTAGAAACGGTGTTCTGTTTACGATTAATGACTACGCAGTTTTCTTTATTGATATAAGCAATAAGGAATACTTCTTCCAGACTCAACCATGTTGATTCTTC